CTGTAAATTGATTCATGTATGGTGTTAAGCTAGTGTTGCTTAATTGGTTAGCGTTTACTGACAAAGGATTGTATCCTAAACCTTGGGCAGTACCCATTCCTGCACCTTGAATGCCTTGAGCTGCTAGGCTGTTTATGTTAGGTGGTGTTGTTTGACCGCCGGGTAGTCCTTGATTCGCCATTAGTAATTACCTCCATATTTTTTATTTCTTTCGCCTCTTGCTGCTGTAATGTATGAGCGAGTCTTTGCGTTATTTAATCCTGCTGTTGTGCCTGAACCTCGTGGTGTACTTCTTTTTACACCTCTACCACCTGTAATTGCTTCTGACCTATCAGCTCCATATTTTGTTTGATTAGCTATAACTGCTCTTGGTTGGGAATTACCACCAAAATTAGCACTTCCTCTAAAGCCTCCACCACCTCCTCCACGTGCTACATTAGCAGGTACTGCATTACCAAATAAGTTGTTGTATGCATCCATGTTTGCAGGGTCTCTAGCTGTAAGTTCTTTTAATGCTTGGTCATACAAACCAATTGAGCCATAGCCTTTCATGCCATTATCGTATGTTGTTGGAGTTGGCATTCCACTTGTAGCAGTCAATGTGCTACTAGGGTCTAACAAACCAAATGCTTGTGCAGTTGATATGTTGTTATTCATTGCCGCTTCTTGTGTAGGTGTTAGTGCAGCTACTTGACCTCCTGTGTAAGGCATGTACTTAATTTGTTGTACAGCTTCTGCCCTTTGTAAGTTTCTGTCAGCAGGAGCGCGTACCCATTCAGGTATTGTTGTCTCCGTTTTTTTGCTACCGCCTTTTCCGCCACCACCACTCATGTCAAAACTCCTTCAATAATGTTGTAAACTGTTCTGACCAACCGCGAGACTCAAGAACTTTTTTCCACCCTTTTCGTCCTGCTACTGTCATCCCATCACAGCCTTGTAATTTACCCCATGCCATTGCATCATCGTGCATATCGGTAATTTGTTTAATTCCATAGCCTTTATCACCACCTGCTAAGAATACATGAAGCACTTTCTTATTAGGATACACGATAACTTCAGTTACTGCACATCCGTTTGCACCCATCCATAGTTGCATGTGTCCACTTAAAACACCATCTACAATATCTTTAAAATCATGCGTTTCACCACCTTTTTTAAGTGCTGATTCTATCCAAGCTTTACCACGCATTAATTCTTCTGTTATATTCATGGGTCGTATTTAAGTTTTACCCAAGCACCGTTTTTACTTACAACAACAGCGTTTTGAGCTTCATCCCACATTAAAATGCCATCCTGTGTTGCTTTTGAGTCAGCATCTCTAAATTCTAATTTGTTACGTGTATTAACTAAAAACTTATTAATACGCTCACCCCACGTGTTCCATTGATTACCTAATGGTGGTGGAGGTAACTGTGAACTCATCGTCCACCGCCCGGATTAGCTTCTATACGCATAATACCTGAACGCCAATCTGCTAATTTACTACCTTCAACTCGTAATCTTATTTGTCTACCTGAAAATCTTACTGATGTTGGATTAGACAAAGTATATAAGCCATGTGTTGTTTCAGTATCATTTGGATGAAATCTTGTCTTAAATGATACCTTAACATCGCCCTGAGTCAATTCGTCAGGAATAAGATTTGTAACTTTCATTATTTGGTCACCATTGCCAAGCGATATTGAGCCTGACTCTGCATAAGGTGTGTATGTACCATGTGCAAAACCGTATTCATGATTATATAAATTACCACTTGCATCTGCCCATATTGGAAAATCAAATACTCCTCTGTCAACTGCTGCTGTACGGTCTATTGTGCCAACTGCCCAATGCCCTTCCATGTAGTTGTAAGTAACGTAACTGTCATTTTCTGTTGAACTTGCTGAAGGATAAAACCACCATATCTCACTATGTTGTGAATTGTGTACTGCATAAGCCTTACTAATTTGGTTGTTAGAAATATTTTGAAATATATAATCTTGCACATCACATTTTAATTCTGTAGCAACACTACCATCAAACATAAAAAATCCGTTAGCACCTAACCAAAATGCGCCTTGGTCTATTGCTACTACTGATTTTCTTGATACAACTCCACAAGCAGTACCTACTCTTTCAAATCCATATACGAATGGCGCACCTGAGTAAGTAGCTATGTGTGCATCTGTGTCAGTAAGTATTAATGTTCTGCCACGCATTCTGACACCACACATAATCTGACCAGTAGTTTGTAATTCAAAATCACCAGCCTCGTTTGTTGCTGCAGGACTCCAAGTAGTATTAGCTTCTCTATCGCACCATTGCACCTTACGTGGGTTACCACCTGCGCCAAGAGCAAATACAAAACGCTCTTCAGTAACTAGCATTGATTTATTATTGACAGGTGCATTTGTTAAAGCTGTTGGTAGGACTGATGTATTTAATGCCCATTCATATATTTTGCCATCCTTAGATGAACATGCTAATAAATTTTGACCAAAGTTATCTAATGCCCACGTAGTTGCTTCTTGGTAAACACCTGAGCTTGGTCGTGTAACACCATAAAAACCTAAACCCCAAAACCCACCACCAAAAGCAGTATTTATGACTGCATTAACATCACCGGCTGTAAGACCTGAAGGCGTTATGTCTGCAAGTGTACCTGATGCATTAATATAAATAAGTTTGTTATGTGTACCAGCAACCATTGCAGATGCACCACTATTGTCTACCCAAGCATGTAAAGCTCTTGGTACTGATGCTGTTGCAGATGCTTTTCTTGTATCCCAGCCACCTACAGGTCTTAATGAGCCATCGCTCCATCTAACTAAATTAGAGTCACGCCATCTATTAGAAGACTCAAAATCTGTACCATTTCTATGAACTCCCGGTGGTAATTGTAGAGGTATTAATGCCATAATATTATGCCGCTATTTCTGTCCATGTTACTGAATTGTTAGTTATTGGTGTCCATACTTCACTACCTTCTGCTATAGCTGACCATTTAAGTCTGCCTTCAGCTATTATATTTGCTGTTGATGTTGCAGTTGCTGCTCCAAAACGTACAAAACCACCATTCGCTGTGATTGATGAAGATGAGGTCATTGTTGCACTACCCAAAATTATTACTTGGGAAGCAGATGTAACAGATGAAATAGAAGCAGACCAAGCACTTCCTAATGTAACACGCTGTCCAGCACTTGCAGTTGTACTTGCAACGGTGGATGTTGCTGACCCAAGTGCGACTCTATTACCAACAGCAGTTGTTGTTACACTAGAACTAGATGTTGCTGCACCTACAACAGTAGTGAAGCTTTCTGTTACTATTACAGTTGTACTAGCAGCTAATGCACCTGAAGTCCTAACTCTAACAGAATTAACATTTGCTACAACTGATGTAACCGATACTGTAGAAGCGCCTTCTTCTAAATCAGCAGTAGAGTATGCACCTCTATTAAATTTATACTGACCATACTTCATTTGAAGTTAGCCTAGTTTAAAGTAATATCTAAGTCACCTGATGGAACACGAAACACATCTCCTGAAGCTACTGTTTTACTAGCAGTTAACGTTGCGTACACCATAAGATTACCTGATGTCGATGCATCAAATACTCCTACGTGTGTTACAGTTCCCCAAGAGCCAGTTGCAGTTGGAAATTCTACTGCTGCGTTGTTACTAGTCGTGTCACCTGAAGTTGTAAATGCAATAGCTTTTCTAACATATGCACTACCTGACAACTCTGTACCACCACCAGTTTCACCCGGAGCTGATGTAAATAAACCTAAGTATAATGTTGATGGCGCTGTGTACGCTGCACCAGCAAATACATGGTCTAGTATCTCTGTTTCTAAAAAGTTAGTAAAACTCATACTAATCCTCTCACTTTAAGTGTTAACCCTGACCCACTATAACGTGCTTGGTCAGAATATTCATTTAATCTAGCAACTGCGGCAGAATACATCTGCGCCCAAACTGCTACCCTTTGGTCTTCTGCTAAATACGGTGCTGAGTGTAATAACGCTCCGTAGAGGTATACATCAGGTGCTTCTAACAAAAGCCAGTTATCTGAGTTACTACTAAGGGATGGTACTTTTTGATAGTAAAGCAACTCAAAGTCTGTGTCGTTTCCCGGAGTTGGGTACAATTGAAATTGTCCATCTGCGTGTGTGTACATACGAGGTGTGCCTGTGGCATTCTCGTTAGCGGCTCTTTTATCCGCCATAGCATCTCTAGAGACAAGGTTAACTACTGTAGTGCCTGTGCCTGTAAGATGTAATCTTATTGTTTCAATCCAATCAGCAGGAGTTTGCATATACTCGTCACCTGCATCTTGTTGACCACTAGACCTTGCTTCCATCTTAAAGTGTCTAATGTCTCTGTTTATTTGTGCCTCAGCCAATGTAATAAAGTCAGGTATTACTGCTGTAAGGTCATCTCTGTTTAGGAAGTCAGCTATAGAAGCTTTAAGTCCTGTGTAATTAGATAATGCCATATTAGTATCCCATTTGCTGTTCCATTGCGTATGGTGAATATGACCCATCAGCAATACCTTGTATAAATGCTTGTTTTAAATGGTCAGGCATTTGATTGTATAAATCCATTTGTTCTTGTGTTAAGGTTGGAGCTACAGCATCCATGTTAGGCTCACCCGTTCCTGCAAAGTTTGTATTGTTAGCATTGAATTGTGTGTTTACTGCATTTTGCACATCACTTATGCCATTTCCACCAAAACCAATATTGTCTGTTCCTGCCATCATTAAATGGTCTGTGCCACTAGCGTTGTGTGTTCCTACCATTGATGTCATATTAACAGGATTTAAATCATCTGTGCCTGAACCCATAACTCCTTGTGGTACAGGTTGTTGTGTTGCAGGTGTTATACCTTGCATTAAACCATCACCTAAAGAAGAACCGCCACCTCCAAATAATTGTAATAATTCTTCAAATGTTAAACTACCATCCCTGTTTGGCATAACTTCTCCTGTTTAATTTAGCAGTAGTATATCATTGTAACAAACCAAATTTTGGGTTTGTTTCTTGGTTACCAACCATATTCTTTTGCGTATCTTTCGTTGATTTTGTTGGCTTCTTTTCCGTATTTATTGACCATTCTCCCGTAAACTTCTTGTGATTTGCCGGTAATGTTTTCTCTGTTTTTATATGACTCGCCATTCGGATTCTCCTTCCAATCGTTAGTTAACAAGTTGCCTTCAGACCTATAGTAACCTAATTCTACTTCACCTAAGTCTGCATCTATTATAGCCTGTTTTACCAGTTTTTTAAAGTCAGCATTTGTTATTGTAGGCACACTATCATCAAATAGAGTGTAGTTAATTATATCTGCACCTGTCGAACTTGATGTCGGCGATATAAAATCGTTGCCTATTTGTTTAGTTAATTCAGCATACAATCTTTCATTTTCTTCTTTTGTAAGTTGTCTTCCTATATCTAAATCTACAGCGTTTTGATTGCCTACTTTTTTATCTGCAAAAGCTCTTCGATAAGATACACCATCTTGTTTAAATACTGTTCCTACTACTGCGGCATACGTTTCAACTAATTCTACATCTGCTTTATTTATGCCACTTGCTTGTGTACCTGACAAAATGCCTTGTACTTGCACATTTGGATTAATGTCACCTTTCCAACCACCAAAGCCTAAAAAGTTTCCGGGAGATACAATACCTATTTCTTTTGCTAATGAATCAATTCCGTTTTCATCTAAGAATATGCTGTACATATCTTTTGTATATGCCGCTACTTCTTCAGGTTTTGCATTCTTAATGCCTGTCAATAGATTAGTAGTTGTTCCCGGTACAGCTTCTAAATTAATGTAACCAAGATTATCTTTAATGCCATCAGCAAAACTATAAGATGCTTTTAAAAACTCATCTAAATTGTATTCACTATCGTAAACAGTTGTTTGATAAAACTTATCGAATTTCTTTTGATTTTCAGGAAAAATGTCATTGGCATTATTACCCCAACCTTTTTCTTTGACTGTAGCATTAATAAAGCTTTTCATAGCATCGTTACGTGCTTTAACTGCAACCCATACAGATGCTTGTGCTTGATGTGGTCTCCAACCATTCTTAGTAGCTATAGACTGTGTAATCTTTTCCATTACTTCGTATTGACCACTACCGGGAACTTCAGAGTCTAAGCCAAAAGCTCTTGCCATCCATAAATCTTGTGTTGTTGTATTAGCTGTAACTTTAGTTGGGTCAATCTCAATCATTAAATTTTCGTAAAATGAGTTTGTTTTTCTACCTTCCCAAGGTATGCCATTTAACACGTCAACTATTTTTTTACTTTGTGCCGCAGGAAATCTACCTGCTTCTATAGGCATTCCTGCTTTGTGTTGTGAATAAGCTTTAAATGCAAAAGATGTGTTTGTTGCAACTGATGCTCCTTGACTAGTAATTGCAATTATTTGTGCAAGTTTTTCTGCTTCTGTTTTATCACCATTTACAAGGTTTAGTATTTGGTTAGATGAATCTTCATACCACATTCTTGCATCAGCGCCTTCAGTAGCCATTCTATCTATTTGATTAATAAGTTTGTTTAGTTTTTGTGGTGTGTTTACTGATTTAGAAAAGCCAATATATGTACCATCTTTACGCCTCTTAAAATCGCTTGATTTCATTAATGGTGCAGATACAGATGCACTTAATAAACCATCGTCTATTCCTTCTGAAAAATTATCGCCTCTCAACAAAACATCGTTAGCTGACAAATAACTTGGCATAAGATTTTCTCTTT